GTTCAGTATGAGCTAAATATCCTAATAACGCCATCAATCCATATAACGAATCTTTTCTATATTTAGAAATATATTCGTTAATATTGATATTAACGGCAGGACTCAATGCTTTTACAAGCATTGATACTGTTGGGATTAATCCTTTTCGGGAGAACTTAATCGCTTGATTAACTCTTCCTAAAAGACTGTCTTCCGCCATTACTTGTTTCCAAGATAAGGCGCTAACGTCCGAACCATTTACTCCTGTTCGTTTTGCGTATTCAAACACAGAACGATTTGGAGCTATTAGACTTTTGGATAAATTCACTCCAACTTTTAAATCTTTCATTATAATTAAATATTGATCGAATAAAAGTTTGTCGAAAATAACCACATCATCACCTAAAACTTCATAATCTTTATTCCATTCCACCTTATTAGGGTAGATTAGAGATGAAGCATATTGAAGAATTAGATGATGGGTTAAGGCTAACATGGCCCAAGATGAAAGGCAACCCATTGGTTGTCCAGTATTATAGGTTACATAGGTCTCAGCAGGTATTTTATAAGGATTACCTCTTATAATAAAAGGTCGATCTCTTAATAAACCTCCCCAATATGTACCTAATTTAGAATTTGTAAGATTATTTAAAATTTCTATTTGTAAATCTAGAGGTAATCTATCGGTAGCAGATGATAAATCGGCTGAGTAAGCCTGTTTAGCATCTAACGATTTTATAAGACATCTCTCAAAAGAGATATCTTGATCGAAAGTTCCATCATTCGGAATTTGTTTTAATAAATCAAATAAAGAATCATGTAACGGAGCTAGCAATGATTGCGTCCAGATATCACAAATAGCAAATATACGTAATTTTCCGGCTGCTTCTTCTTTAAAGGATAATTTACCTAAGGCAAGACTATCAAAAGATAGGACTGATTTAGAGTGAATAACCCAACCTTTCCCATAACGAGAAAGTAAGTCGAAGCATAAGTCAATTACATTATTTAACATTTTAAATAATCCCAAAGATCTAGATTGAGTAGCATATAATCTAAAATGTTCATAAATTTCTGGATATTTAGCTAAAGCAATAGCGTCTGTTAGTATTGCACTAAAAGAAACCTTTGCATTAGGTCCAGCCGATAAAGATCGGATGGGATATTCAGCAGATTTAATAACAAAATCTTTAATTCCTAAATATGATAAATATTTAGAAGCATCTTTTGCGATTAATTTAGGACTATCATTGGATCCTGTATAAGGATCTGTAATAGTATTTAAATTAGGAACAAAAGGTGCCTTAAAGATTCGAAAAATTGAAGTAATAGTTAACCACATTCGAATAGTACCGGGATGTAAAGCCCGAATTGCTTTTCGATCCATAGTCCCAATAAAGGTCGGAAGACCATTACTGAGCCGTGGAAGTGGTAATGAAGGTTCAATTTCTCGTAAAGATTTACAGGGAGTTCCTGCAATAGCTCTTTGTATAGCCACATTAGAAGCTTTTAACCACTTAACAGTAGTTAAAGCTCCGTGGTGACTATAAAACTTAAGGATACTATCAATAAAATTGCTTAATCGTCTTAGCCGTGGAGAGATTCTACTCGAATGTTTTGATAAAGAGAAGACTAAAAGTCTTGCTTTAAATCTAGCAATCGATTTAAGTAAAAATTTCTTTCTACCTAACGACAACAAAGTTCTATCGGAAGTATTACGTACTTTATCTTTAAATCGTGAAATAAAATTAGATATTTTATTCATTGTTTAATTATAATGTATTTAACACTTTCTTTAGAGCTTCTCCCGCTGTTCTCTTTCGAGGACGGCAGTTGAAGAGAGTGTCACTCCTAGGTTTAATCGCTTCTTAAGAAGATTTGATAGGACACCTAGCCATATTTTGGGATCAGAATGG